CTAGTGAGTGGCCTGCTGCAGCAGTTGCAGTTGTTCTGCTTTTGGCATGCCTCGCAGTAGGTCAAGGACCATGCTGCTGGCTTGTTTTGAGGAAGGGGATAGGGTGTGGCTGTACGAGAGGGTCATAACAAAGGTGTGACCGCACCTGGGATTTTTGCAGCTGCAGTAAAGATCCGACACTTTTGGATCTTTCACTGCGCGAGACTGGATCACGGCTTTCCCGTGGCATTCGGTGCAGATGACTTGCACGTCGTCCCCTCCCCAGGCGGTCTGGTGTGTCGGGATAAATTTTAACACAATATCGTCCAGGTCTATCGTTTTTCCCTTTTCAATTCAGTCGGTTAAGCCTCTGATGCAAAGCTGGGCGTGGCGAATCCTATCTTGCGCGACGGGTGCAAAATGTTATTCAGCTGCAGGAACACCTGTTGCACCGGCACCACTTCGTTTTCGTAGTTGTTGCGGCTGATCTTATCGAGATCACCGAACCCGGCATTGTTTTCCGGCAGCACCCCGGCCAGCGCCCCGTTGATGCGCCACATGGCCAGCACGTCGTTGCGGGTGAGGTTTTTAACGCGCTCGAACTCGTCTTTTGTGGCGATATCCCCCACCGGGATGATTTTCACGCTGTCCGGCTTGCCGCCTGGCACGTTGAGAAACATGCTGCGGAAGTTGCCCACCCCTTTGCTGTTTCTGATCTGCTCCTTGAGTGCGGTCTCGTCGTCCGGGTCCAGGTTGGCGTCGGCGGTATAAAACACATACCCCATGTGGGCACCGTTTTGATAATAGCGCCGGCGAAACAGCGTGGCGTCCTCAGACAACAACACCGACTGGATCCCGCCCAAATACTGCGGCACTCCGTAAATCTGCTGCACGGGGTCATACTCTTTCAGCTGGACCACTTCGCCGGGTTTAAACGGCAGCGGGTCGCGGCCGGATCGCAGCATGCAAAACTGGTCTGCTGTTTTCATGCGACGCATGTTCAATGCCGGCAGGTGCCGCAGCCACCACTTTTTTCGAAAACGATTTTCGACGATCTGAAAATAACAGTTGCCAAACACATCATGATCAAAACCCGCTTTTTTGAGGTCTTCGGCGGGCAGCGCGTCGTTGTCGATATACCAGCGCCGCAGCATGTTACGGCGAAAATACGGGATGGTGCCGTGATAACCGTTCGCCCTCAGCAGCTTGGCCAGGCCGCTCTGACTCACTGGCGGCTCGTAATAATCGCCGTGGGGGTTGATAAAAATGCCCAGGTAATCCACCAGATTTGATGCCAGAACGCGCTCCGGGTCGCCAAAGCTGAACGCGGTCCCCCGGCCGGGTTTTTCCTTTTGATGGTGGTTTTTGTCGCCAGCGGGAAATCGGGCGGGTTGGTTTTTTAGTTGGCCTTTTCGCATGTCTGTTCCCTATCCGAATGAGACCGAGGCGGTGCGACGCCTACCGGTCAGTGGTTCGTTGCTGATTGCGTGCATGATCGACCACGCCACATCGGCATGGCCTGTGGCGCTTTTACGGTCTGCCACATAGGTGATGGAGTCATTGCCCGTGGTGGTTTGGCGCACCTGGAGAAACGCCTGGGCAATATCGGTGTGCTCGGCATCCCACTCGATCCGGCCGGCCTCGATGATGTCCACCGCTTTCAACACCAGGCGGGTTTTGCTGTCCAGCCCGTAGTGGATCGGCGTCACCCTGGGATAAAACGCCCTGACCTCATCCAGCACCCCGAGGCCCGGACCGGTACAGTCAACGCCAATAAACTGGACGTTGTAGCGGTCGGTCAGCTCTTTAATTTTGCTGGCCTGATATTTGAATGTCCCTTTCAGGTCGAGCTTTTCCAGCACGCGAAACTTTCCACCCTCTGCCAGCGGCGGGGCCAGCACCGAAACGGTTGACCGGTCGCCCACCCGGGCCGGGTCGTAACCGACCCACACGGGATAGTTGCCATAGGGCCGCTTTTGTCTGGCCTTGAAATCGACCCACACTACGCTGCTATCTACCGCGCAGCCGAGCAGGTCGTGCAGGCTGAACACGCTGGCACCGGCTTCCATGAAGGCGCACATAAACAGATTGTTAAATTCCGCCTCACTGTATTCGTCGATCAACTCATCGATGTCGAACAGATCGCAGCCCTGGGCCTCGGCATTTTTTACCGTGACAATGTTTCGCCATATTTTGTCGGGGCCGAGCTGGCCATCCTTGAGCGTCTGGTGAGTCAGGTCGAAATCAACCGTATTTTTCCTGCGCTTGTTGTATTTCTCGCCACTCCACATCTTGTAGGCGCCGTGGCTTTTCACGCTGGGCACCGAGAAATAGGTTTTGCGCCATTTTTTATGGCTGGCCATGCCTGACGCCAGGGTGTTCAGCCGATCAAAGTCGGGGATCCAGAACACTTCATCCACATAGAGGTGCCCGTGGTAGCCCTGGGCAGTCCGGCCGTTGGTTGAGACAAAGCGCAATTCCGCCCACGGCTTGCCGTCTTTGCTGAGCGGCATCACGTCCGTGCCTTTCAGCTCTATCTCGAAATACCCCAACGCGAACCGGAGGATATACGCTTTAAAAATCTCCGCCTGGTTCTTACTGGCAGACAGAAAAATCTGATTGTCGCCGGTAATAACGGCGTCCTCGAACGCCTCCCAGGCAAAATAATACGTGGCACCAATCTGGCGGCTTTTTAAAATAAACCGGGTGCGCTCGTCTTTGTGTTCGTGCCAGGTGTGCTGGTATTGAAAAAACAGGGCATTGCGGATTTCTTCCAGCCGTTCCGGCGTGATGTCGGAAATGTCGTTCTTTACCCGGCGCTTTTTCTTCCCTGCTCCTGGGCCGGCAGCGCCCTGCTCCACCATCGACGCATGCGCTTTTTCCTTGGCCGCCTTCGCCTTGCGCAAATCAATACCGGCGAGCCTGTCCAGCAGCGCGCCCAGCCGATCGATCTCTTTGTAGTCGTCGTCGGACTTCTGCTGTTTTTCCACCAGGTAGATCATGCGGCGCGCAGTGGCCTGCTCTACCGTTTCATGCTGCAGCATTTCGTCCCAATGGTTTTTTTCTGCCCACTGGTAAACCACCCGGGTGCTGTTCAGATTGAGGCGCTCTTTAATGTCCCGCACGGGCACCTGCCGCAAAAACATCATTTTTGCAGCGTCTTTAACTTCCTGCGGATACGCCGCCCGGCTGGTGGTGGATTCAGTCATGGCCGCAGTTTAAGGGCCAGAAAAATAAAAAAACCGGTGATTATTTTTTGTTTTTTCCTGAATAAAAAAACTAGAAAAAAAACGGTTTTTAACTGATTGCCGGAGCCGCTTGCGCTTCGTAGTGTGGCCGCATCAACGCAATTTATTGAGCGAGACCGGGAGCCGGACACATGAAAAAAGGGAACCGTTAATGGCTAGAAACCTGAAAACCGGATGGGTTGCCATAGCCACCAGCGGCCCGGTTGTGCATGGCGACGAAGACGGCCGCTTTATCAAAAAAGAGTGGCTGCAGGATATGGTCGAAACCTATAACACCCGGGTTTTCACCGCTAAATTGTGGCCAGAGCATCGCCGTTATTTCAGCGCAGGCACCGTCCTCGCGCTCAAGATCGAGCCCGCCACTGAGCCAGAACTGGCCGGGGAAATCACCCTGTTTGCCATCCTCTCCCCGTCGGACTGGCTGGTGAACGCCAATGCAGCCGGCGACTTCACCTTCCCCAGCATCGAAGTGGGCGAGAACTACCGCAAGACCGGCAAGTATTTCCTGCGGGGGCTTGGGCTGACCGACGACCCAGCCAGCGCCGGCGTCACAGAACTGAAGTTTTCATCCGAACACGGCGACGAAAATGCCGTGGTTTTCTCTGGCCGACAGATCGACCTGTCCGACAACATTGAAGAATCCCCCAGCCTGGTCAAACGCATTTTTGGCATATCCGGGCGCGAACCCCACCCCAACCAGGAAGACGACACCATGACACCAGAACAGCTACAGGCGCTCACCGAGCAGCTTTCCGGGCACATCGATACCAAATTTTCAGCACTGCGCGAAGAACTGACAGCCGCCCCGGCCGCCGGTGAAAGCGCTGGCGAATCAGGCGACGGTGACACACCTGACCCGGCGGCCTTCACCGCCCTGGCGGAAGAAAACACCGCGCTCAAGGGTCGGATCGAAGCCCTGGAAAACAAATTCAAAACCTTTGAGGACACCCCTGCCGGGACCGGCACCGGCACCCCGGAAGGGGACGGTGATGGGGACCAGTCAGCGGTCGTCTGACCGCTAACCGGTTATACCAACAGCCCACAACACTTGACGAGACAGGACTGCAATCATGGACAACAACACCCGCCTTTTATTCAACAAGATGTGCGCCGACATGGCCCGCACCTACGGCGTCAACGCTGTAGACAAATCGTTTGCAGCCACCCCGTCGGTGGAGCAAACCCTGATGGACAAAATCGTTTTGTCCAGCGACTTCCTGCAGCGCATCAACGTGCTCGGTGTGGACGAGCTCAAGGGTGAGAAAATCCTGGGCAGCGTGTCCGGGCTGCTCGGCAAGCGCACCGACACCAGCGCTGGCGATCGCCAAACCTCGGACGTGGCGAACCTCGATGCCAACGGCTACGAGTGCGTAAAAACAGAATACGACGTGCACCTGGGCTATGCCCTGCTGGACGCCTGGGCCAAGTTCCCCGACTTTAACGATCGCTTCCTGACATACGTCCGCCGGGCCATTGCGCTGTCTCGCATCAAAGTGGGCTTCCACGGCACCGAGGCGGCTGCAGTCACCAATAGCGGCACAAACCCCAACGGCGAGGATGTCAATGTCGGCTGGTTTGAGCACCTTCGAAACTACAACGCCAGCGCACAGCTGATGTCCGAAGGCGGCACCGTCGGCGAGATCCGGCTCGGCGGGGCAGGCGACTACCCCAACCTGGACGCCATGGTTTATGACGTGCTGCAGCTGGTGGGCGAAGAGCACCGCGACGGCGGCGACCTGGTGGCCATGATGGGTCGCGAGCTCCTGAGCTTTGACAAAACTCAGCTCTACACAGCCCAGGGCGCAACCCCCACGGAAAAAGAGCGCATCGAAACCAACGCAGTTACCCGCACTTACGGCGGCCTGCCTTCCTTCACGGTGCCCTACATGCCGGCCCGTGGCCTACTCATCACCAGCTGGGACAACCTGAGCCTGTACTACCAGAACGGTAAGGTGCGCCAGAAGATCGAAGACAACGCCAAGCGCGACCGTGTGGAGCACTACAACACCCTCAACGAGGCGTATGTGATCGAGGATCTGGAGAAAGCGGGGGCGGTGGAGTTCGCCAACGTCAAAATCTGGGACGGTTCGGCATTCGTTTGACCCTAGCAGCGGCAATTTGCCCGGCGCAAGCCGGGACTTTTTGCCGCCGCAACCCCTCGGGGTTTCAACCTGCGCCCTGTTCCAGGGTGCAGATTAAAACCAGAGAAACAGTCGCTGCGGAGACAACACTATGAGCCTGGCCATCAAACACAAGCGCAACGCCCTGGCGAAAGCGGCAGCAAAAAAACAGGCAGGGTCTACCCCCTCCCTGGCGCCAACCCCCTCCACCCATGATCACCAGGTGGCCATGGCCTCACTGGACAGAGACCTGGCACGCCTGAGCGCCATCGACTCGGTGGAAGAAAAAATCAACCTGAAACGCAACGAACTGCTGCCCAAGTATTTGCCGATCGTGGACGCCCAGCTGGACACGGATCAGCAGTTTTACAACCCCATCCTCGTGCGGTGCGCCATCTGGGCGCTGGACATTGAAGACATGGAAACCGGCGTGCGCCTGGCTGAGGCCTGCGTGGCCCAGCAGCAGTTGCCGCCCGAGCATTTCAAGCGCGACCTGCCCACCTTTTTTGCGGAAACCATTGCCGACTGGGCTGAGCGCCAGTTGAAAGCGACGCAAAGCGGCAGCCCCTGGATAGACCGGGTCTGCGAATACCTGGAAAACGATACCTGGCCAACCACCAACGACATTGTGCGCGGCAAGGTTTTCAAGGTGGCCGGGCAGTTGGCAGAAGCCAGTGGCGACGCCAAGGCAGCGCTGGCGCTGTTTGAGCGCGCCCAGGAAGAAAACGAACGGGCGGGCTGTAAAACCCGCATTGAAAAACTCAAGGCCCAGCTCGGTGCTGGGGCTTAACGACTCCCAAGCCAGCGGGCCTGGTGGGGCGCTGCGGAAAAGTCCCACAGTTTAACCACCACGGCACCGCTTTTTATTAAGACAGGTAGCAGATGAGCTTTACGGGACGCGACACCACATTTTTGGGGCACTCAGTAGCCAACGACGGCTTTTTCCCTGATCTCGTGCTGGGTGAGTTCCAACAGCTGCACCGCATCCCCGGCCATTACGCCGATGCCGCCATCGAGCACCAGGTAGATTTTGCCAGGGGTGAAATCAACAGCCAGCTGGTCGCCCGGAAAACCCTGTGGGTGTCGGCTGGCCACCAATCACTGCTGGCCGTTGACGAGACGGATGGCGGCAGCCGCAACCGCGACTATCTGGCCGCCGTGTATTACCGGGCAAAAGCCAACCTATTGGCAGATTTCCAGACAATGAGCCGGCGCGACAGTGCCGAGGATCTGGCGAAAGAATCCGACGCCATGTACCAGCGGCTGATGGCCAACAGCCAGAAAGCCCTGCGCCGCCTGCTGGGTAAAACCACCAGTATCGATGTGGAGCTGATGTGATGGCGGCGCTGGAAAAACTCAAATCTCTGCACCAGCACATCGAGGACAGCAGACTGCTGATGCCCGAGCGGTTCAACAGCTGGATGGAAGACGGCCAGCTGACGCCGGCAAACAAAAAACTCGGTGCTGGCCAGCTCCTGATTGGTCGGCTGCAGTATGACGCCGTGCTGGAGTTCGAAGGCTTCTCGGGTAACCCCGCGATGCTGATGGCCGTGGTGTGCATCTGGCTGATCGACAACGACCCCACCCGCGATGATGACAAGCTGCCGCAGCCTGACATCGATGTCGACATGGAGGACGACACCAGAGCGACCGTTGAAATCCGTGTGCGCTTCCGGGAGGACATCGAGCTGGTCGAAGACAGCAAAGGGTCCCTCGCCCTGGGTGGCCAAAAATGGAGCCTGACCACGGCGGGGGTTGTCGACGTGGATACGGCCGCCGTGGGCGACGACCAGGAACAGCCCACCGACCTGCCCTACACGCGGGAGCCGTGACGATGATCCGCATCGATGTGCAGGGCCATCTGAACGTGCAGCGCAAACTCAAGTTGTTGCAGCTGCCACCGGCCAAGCGCAAACGCCTGATGGGTCAGGTGGCTCGCAAAGTCAGGTCCGCCAGCCGGGGACGATTACGCGCGCAGCGCGGCCTCGATGGTGCGCCATGGGCACCCAGAAAAAGTGGCCGCAAGCAAAAGATGCTGCGCAAAGTGGGTCGGCAGATGAAGACCTACTACCAGCCGGATAGCGGCAAAGTGGCGTTCGACGGCACCGTGATTGGTCGCATAGCCAGGGCTCACCAGGACGGGATCCCCGAGGTGATGACAGCCGACAAGATGCGCCGGATCCACGGCCAGCCCGATTATTCCGCCGCCGCCACCACGGCCCAGGCAAAGGCATTGCGTGCCGAGGGTTACAAGGCCCGAAAGAAAAGCGGCAAGGGCTACCGAAACGCCAGCATCCGGGAGATCAAGGACACGCTCACCCTGGGCAAGGCCGGCATTATTTTGCGGCTGATGCGGGACAAACCGAGCAAACAGCGCTGGGTAATTCCCCTGCCAGAGCGGAGTTTTCTGGGCGCTACCGGGCAGGAAATTAACGACATGGTGAACACCGTGTTTGATCAAACCATACGGGCGCGGGCGTAACCGCATCCACAACAACTGGAGAACGACATGGGACAGGGTTCCGTTACCGTCAACAACCTGAATTTGGCCCAGGGTGCCTTTGATGAAGTTGAGCGCAAAGCGCTGTTCATCGGCGAGGGCGAAACCAACGTGGGGCAGGTGTTAAGCATCAACGCCCAAAGCGACCTGGACACACTGCTCGGCGAACCCGACAGCGAAATCAAGCGCAATGTGGCGGCCGCCCAGGCCAACGGAGGGGAAAACTGGCTGTGCTACGCCGCCCCGCAAAATACCGGCTATGACTGGGAGTCGGTGGTTGACGGTGCCATGGAGACCATCAGCCCCGAGCTGATCGTGCTTTGCACCCCGGCCACTGTCGCGGCTGATCTGGAGGCCATGCAAACCAAGGCCGAGGCGCTGCGCACCGGGCTGGCAAGGCGCGTGATTATTTTGACTGCCACGCCGGGCATTGACCCGACACCGTCCACCGGTGAGACCTGGTCAGTCTATGAATCCGCCCAGGCGGCGATCACCAGCGACGTTGCCGCCTACCGGGTTGGCGCTGTCCCGCAGCTGCACGGTAACGACCTGGGCGCGGTAGCCGGTCGACTCTGCAATCGCGCAGTGAGCATTGCCGACAGCCCGATGCGGGTGGCCACCGGCACCGTGCTGGGATTGGGCGATGCCCCCCTGGACATGGACGGCGAGCCGTTGAGCAACGCGACCCTGTCAACGCTGGACAGCAACCGCTTGAGCTGCATACAGCGCTACGTCGACTACCCGGGCACCTACTGGGGCGACCTGAACCTGCTGGACGTGCCCGCCGGTGACTACCAGGTGATCGAAAACCTGCGCGTGATCGACAAAATCGCCCGCGCCGTCCGAGTGCTGGCCATTGCCCGGGTGGCAAACCGCAGCTTCAACAGTACCCCGGTAAGCATTGCGGCCAACAAAACCTATTTCACCCGCCCGATGCGCGAAATGAGCCACAGCACCACCTTTGCCGGCGAGCACTTCCCCGGCGAAATCCGGCCCCCGGCAGATGACGCCATAACGATTCTGTGGCCGACCATCACCAGCGTGGAAATTTATATCAAGGCGCAGCCATTCAACTCGCCGAAAGACATCACCGCCAACATCCTGCTGGATCTGAGCGGCGAGTAATTTAATCAACCAGGCAGCAGGCAGGAGAACACCATGGGACAGAAACTATCCGGTTACGACATCGGCGTGATGGTCGGCAACTATGCGGTGCAGTTTATCGAGGTCACCGCCACCATTGAGGACAGCAGCAAAGCGGCCATGAGCCGCAACCGCCCCAACGGATACGTGCGGGGCGGGGTGACCTGCTCCGGCGAAATCACGCTGGACACCGACAACCTCAACATCATGATCGAGGCCGCAAAAAAGGCCGGGTCATGGCAGGAAATGGAGCTGTTCGACATTGTCATGAATGGCGAAACCAACAGCAGCAACCTGAACGTTGAGCTGTTCGAGTGCCTGACCAAAATATCCGACCTGCTCAACGCCAGCGCGAACGGCGAGGAAAAACTGCAACACAAGATACCCTACGAGGTGACCGGTAAAGACTTCGTCCGGATCAACGGCGTGCCCTACGCGCCAGAAAGTGACAAAGACGGCCTGATTTAACAGTGGATGAGGCCGACCGGGCCGAACAGGCAGAGCAATGGGCCAGGGATATGGCCCTGGCTGCAGCCCGAAAAAATGACCGCAGCGGGCTGCCAAGCCTCACCCACTGCCTGGACTGCGGGGAAGAAATAGCGCCACAGCGGCGACAAATGGGCGGGATTGACTGCTGCACAGAGTGCCAGGGATACCGCCACCAGGAACAACAGCAAAAAGGGTTTTGCACATGACAAAGCGCCCAGCGAGAAAACCGAAAGCCGCTCAGCCGCCCACCTTTGAGCAACTGGAACAGGCCGTGATAGCCCATGGCTATCAGTGGTTTGATCGGGGCGATTACAACCTGAACCTGGTCGGCATTCGCACCGCAGACAGCAACGCCAACACGTTTAACGACTGGTTTTGCGCGGCGTTTTATACCGACGGGCAACCGCACCTGTTTGCGTGGCGCTGCACCACCGACCCCGGCCTGTTTTACCTGGAGAACCCGCTAAATGTAGCAGGCACCGCCGTGGTTATGCCCGGCCAGTACAGCGGCTTGTGGACTATGGGCATGCACCAGGGCAAATACAGCGCGCTGGTGCAGGTTGGCCCTGTCACCGTTTGCCGGGATAACAACCGGGATGGCGTGGTGGATACCGATGGAGACAGGCAAACCGGGCTGTTTGGCATTAACTGCCACCGCGCCGCTCAGGCCCTGCCCAGCCACCAGGTGGACAAGTGGAGCGCAGGTTGCCAGGTGTTGGCCAACCCGCTGGACTTTGCCTTGCTGATGTCGCTTTGCCGTCTGTCCGCCATCCGCTACGGCAACCGCTTTACCTACACGCTGATCGAGGGGGCGGACCTGTGAACCTGCTGAAAAAAATCGCCAGTGCAGCCACGTCCGGCATCGGGGCGCTGGCCTTTGATGTGGCAAAGACCTACTTCCCGCCGGACATGAGCGAGGGAGAAAAAGCCGCACTCAAAGCGGAGCTGATGAATCTGGAGCTGCAAAAACAGCGGGATGCCGATGCCGCGACGCAGGAAGCATCGGAGGCGATGACCAAGAGAATTGGTGAGCTGGAGGGCACCGCCAAAGACATCAAGGCGATACCGATACTCGGCCCGCTGGTGCTCTTTTTGCGAGGCTGCCAGCGGCCGCTGTGGGGGTTTGCCACGCTGTGGCTCGACTTCCAATGGTTTGCAACCTGGAGCCTCAACGAACAGCAGCAGACGGCGCTGATTGTTATCAACTTCCTGGTGCTGGGCTTCCTGTTTGGCGAGAGGGCAATGCAGAACGTGCTGCCCCTGCTGGTACAGGTGTTCAGCGCCCGGTCAGGAAAGAAGGATGGCCTGTAGAGTGGAGAAGCACAACCTCATCCTGCAGTGGCTCACGGTGGTATTCGGGGCGCTGTGGGGGCTGACGTTTAACCAGTGGATATCCCTGGGTGTGCTGGTCACCGGGTTTATCACCATGCTGGTCAACTGGCACTACAAAAAACTGAATATGGCGCTGGAGCGCGAGAAGTTTCACGAAGAACTGAAAGCAAGGCTTAGACAACAACAACGGGAATCACATCATGAGTAAAAACACTGCTGCAAACATCACTCTCGACCTGGACGACGGACGCACACTGCGGTTCGCCGTGGAGCGTCCGCACTACATCGCCTTTATCAACGGTGCCAGCAAAAACACGTTCAACGCCATGAACAACCTGCTGGCGGCCAGTGTGACCGACGACAGCCGGGAGCTGCTGACCGAGCTGCAGCACAACCCTGCCAACGTCACCGACCTGGCCGGGGAACTGCTTGAGCTGTACAAGCCCGACGTGGCGGTGGCAGTAAAAAAGCGCGAGACGTAGCGGACGAGATCGCCGCGCTCGGCTATACGCACCTGCAGGCCCTGGTACAGAAACACCTGCCTGGGGCTGCAGAACCGGACAACGAACAAACCATGGGCATGGCGCTCTTTCTGGAGCGGAATTACTGGGACAACTTTGAGACGGCGGTGGCTAACGGCATCACCAAAGCAATAAAGGGCAGATAACAGAATGGCAAGCCGGCTGGAAAAATTGCAGTTTATTGTGGGCCTGGTGGACAAAGCCAGCGGCCCCGCCGGCAAGATTGTGGCGCAAATTGACCAGATCACCCAGCGCGCTCAGAAAGGCATGCAGAAAATCGCCACCGGTGCCGGGGGGCTGTTTGCCACCGGATATGCCCTGAACTCCCTGATGGGACCCTCGGTGGAAATGAGCCGCGCCCTGGGCGAGGTGAAAAGCCTCGACGTGTCTGATAGCGCTCTAAAAATGCTTAAAAAAACCGCACTGAAAACGTCCGTGCAATACGGCGACAGCGCGGCGGACATCGTGCGCAGCTCCTATGACATCCAGAGTGCCATTGGCGGCCTGTCGGATCTCGAGCTATCCAGTTTCACACGGGCCAGCGCGGTGCTGGCCAAAGGCACCAAGTCTGACACCAGCACCATCACTGACTACATGGGCACCATGTACGGCATCTTCAAAAACAGCGCCGACGCCATGGGCAAGTCGCAGTGGGTGGAGCAGATGACCGGGCAGACCGCCACGGCGGTGCAAATGTTTAAAACCACCGGTTCTGAAATGGCCGGGGCATTCGGCAACCTGGGAGCCGAGGCCCAAAGCCACGGTGTGGCCATCAGTGAGCAAATGGCCGTGCTCGGCCAACTGCAGGCCACCATGAGCGGCAGCGAGGCAGGCACAAAATATAAAGCGTTTCTTGCCGGGGTTGGCAAAGCCCAGGACGAGCTGGGCCTGAAGTTCGTCGACAGTCAGGGCCAGTTGCTGCCCATGATGGACATACTCGACAAGCTGCGCGGCAAGTTTGGCGACACGCTGGATGTGGCAGAGTCAGACGCACTGAAAAAAGCATTTGGCAGCAAAGAGGCCAGCGGCCTGATCAAACTTTTGATGCAGGACATGGATGGCCTGCAATCAAATATCGGCAAGCTCGACAATATCAGCGGCATGGAGCAGGCCGAGAAGATGGCCAAGTCCATCGCGGACCCCTGGGAGCGACTGGGCGCCGCCGGCACCGCCATCAAAACCATTTTTGGCCAGATTATGCAGCCGGTGCTGGTGCCCGCTGCAGAGTGGCTGATTCGCATGGGCGAAAACGTGGTCACCCTGACGGACAAATACCCCACCCTCACCAAAGTGATTGGCGTGGCGGTGCTGGTGATTTTTGGGCTGGTGGCTGCGGTCAGCGCGTTTGCACTGGCCAGCGGCATCGCCCAGGTCGCGCTGGCAGGACTGCAAACGGTACTGCTGGCCGCCCGCATCGGCATGCTGCTGTTTAGTGCTGCCCTCTGGGCCAACCCTATCACTTGGGTGGTGCTGGGCATTGCTGCGCTGATCGCGGCGATTGTGATGGCTGTGCGCCACTGGGACGACATCAAGGCTGCAGCACTCGGCTTTGTTGACGACGTAATGGCCAAGCTCGCCGACCTCAAAACGTGGGTGGCGGGGCTTAACCCATTTCAGGCATTGGGTCCCGGCATCGACTGGCTGATTAAAAAAATCAACCTGATTCCCGGCATCAACATCAACACCAAAGGCAGCCAGCCGAGCGTGGATCCAGCCGCGAGCCTGGGCGGCCCCGAGGATCTGCGCGGCGGCTCGCGGGGGTTGCAGCGGGAGAGCATTGTTCCCTCCGGCGGGCTGCAGCAACAGATCAACAACCGGGGCACCACCATCGAAAAAATGGAGGTGAACACCACCGGCGGCGTCAACGGATTCCAGCTCACCGATGAGCTGATGATGGCGGGAGGCTGACGTGAAGTATATCGACCTGCTGGTAGAGGATGGGGATTTTTCCCTGGACGTGGCCGGTTTCGCTGCCGAAGTGGGCGACCGCCAAAGCATTGGCCAGGACATCAAGCATCGGCTGATCGAATCCGGTCTGCCGCAGTTGCTGGTGGCCCAGCGCAGTCCTGTTGAGCAGGCGCGTCTGATCAGCCAGATGACGCTGGAAGTGGAAAAGGATTTGCGCCTTGTGCCCGGCACGGTGCGGTTTCTGCCGGTTGATAGCCAGCCGGGGACGTATTACATCACCGCCGTGACGCTGGAGTACGGCGATCTCACGATTTATTTGTAGCGCTGCACCCTGGCGCAGAGTAGGAGCCCATGAGCCAAGACGATTTTAGACAGCTGGCCAAAGACACTGGCATACCGACCACCGAAGCCGAAATCAAAGCGGAGTTCGAGTCGCTGCGCGACCAGGAAGGGCTGACCATCACCAACGACAGCGCATTCGGCCCCTTCTGGCGGTTTGTGAGCGCTGCTGCGACCAGCGCGGTGCAGTGGCTGGTAGATTTTATTGTGACAGGCGTGCTGCCGCAGGCGTTTGTCAAAACATCCACCACCGCCTACCTGGACATGCACGCATGGGCCGTGAACCTGACCCGCAAAGCGGCGGTCGCGGCGGTGGGCAATATCCAGTTCACCCGCTCGGACACCACCGGCGAGCTGGTGATTCCGGCCGGCACGGAGGTGCGGTCTGTAGCGATCAACGGGGTTAACTACAGCGTCCGGACCCTCGCCCAGGCAACCCTCGCCGACGGGGATGCGGTGCTGCTTATCCCCTGCGAAGCGCTGGAGGCGGGCACCGCCCACAACCTGGGCGCGAACTACTACACAACCCTGGTCGAGGACATCGATGGGGTGACCGTCACCAACCTGGCCGACTGGCTGACAACGCCGGGAGCGGACGAGGAAACCGACGACGAGCTGCGCGAGCGGGTGCGCAACCAGTACAGCGCCATCAACCAGTGGCACACCGATGCGGTTTATACCGCCATCATTGCTGCGTTCCCCGGTGTAACCACGGATAACGTGTATTTTGAGCACGACGCGCCGCGTGGACCCGGCACGGCCAACGCGTTTGTGATGCTCGAAACTGGCAACCCGGACGGCGCGTTTATTGCCAGCATCCAGAGCGAGATCACCGACAACGAAAACCACGGCCACGGCGACGACCTGCAGGTGTTTGCCATGCCGGAAACGCTCCACAGCCTGACCTGCACCGTGTGGTTTTTGCCGAACCTCTCCACCGCCGACAAAGCGGCGCTGTTGACGGATGTGGAAAACATTATCCGCTGCGCGTTCCGCGAGAACACCAGCTACTCGGTGACAAAAACGCAGCCCTGGGATGTATTCAGCTTTTCCCTGCTGGGCGATGAGATCCACGGCCTGCTACCAGAAATCAAAAACCTGGTGTTCAGCCCGGGCTATATCGACAGCACCATGGATATCCCCCGGCTGGATCTGCTGACGGTGGCCGAGCATGCGTGATCTCAAACTGCCCATTTGGCTGAACCGTGGCAAAGCCCGGCAGCTGGCGGAGTTTCTGCACACCTGGTGGCTGCAGGTTGAAACCTGGGTACAGATGCCACTGGCTCAGATCGACCCGGATACCTGCACCCTGGGGCTGCTCAACCTGCTGGCCTGGGGTCGCAATATCCAGCGCTTTGCCGGTGAGCCGGAGAGCCTTTACCGGCTGCGTGTAAAGCATGCGTTTATTAACGCCGTGGATGCCGGGAGCGTGGCGGGTATCAAGCGGATTTTTGAGCGACTGGGTGTGGGCTACGTGGAAGTGCGCGAGCGCCAGCCTGACAAAGACTGGGATGTGATCATCCTGGAGCTGAGCGACGCACAGCTGAGCCAGAACGGTGACCTGCTCAAACTACTGATGCAGAAGTACGGCCGCACCTGCCGACGCTACGAGTTCGACATTATCACCCCGGTGGGCCTCGGCATATCCGGGCACGAGTTTGACCACACCTGGTACTACGACGAGGCCGCATAGATGAGGTTACAGCAATGAGCGCAGGAATTTTAACGGACGCAGGGCGCGACCTTTTCGCCGCCAAACAGGGCGCTGGACAGGTTTTAACCATCGACCGGTTTATGCTCGCCAACATCGTGGGACTGGATCCAAACGACCCCGCCGACCCGCTGGAGGCGCTGCCCGCGCCGGGCGACCAGGTGGCCACCCTACCGGTGACAAAATCCGGCTATGTGAGTGCGGACAAGGTGGTCTATTCGCTGTACCTGGGCACCCAGGTGGGCGACTTTACGTTTAACTGGGTGGGCCTGCTGGCAGACGACGACACCCTCGTCGCCGTGCGCTATATCGAGCCGATCAGCAAATATGCCACTAGCGGGCAAGACCTGGGCAACGCCATCACCCGCAACTTTTTGATTACCTACACCGACGCCCAGGCGATCACGAATGTGACCGTGGAGGCCTCCAGCTGGCAGTGGCAGTTTGACTATGCCACCGAATTGGCCGCCGGTTTGATTGAGCTGGCCACACTTACCGAACAGGATGCCGAAAGCAGCGAAACACTGGTGCCGCCAGTGAAGGTGGTGGCGGACTATGTCGGCAACGCGGCCAGCAACGCGACAGCATATACCGACAGCGGCGCAGCCAATGCGTATGTGCTGACCCCGTCGTCCAGCCGCAAAGGGCCGAGAGCCTACCTCGACGGTGCGGTGTACGAATTTATCGCCGCGAACGCCAACACCGGGGCATCCACCGTCAACGTGGCGGGGCTTGGCGCAAAAAATATCAAACTGAAAGGTGGTGGCACACCGGCAGCCGGGGAAATCCGTGGGCGCACCCGCCTGCGCTATGACGCTGCCAACGGCTGGCTGGAGCTGGACCGGCTTGGCCGAATCAAAACCACGTATGTGACCGTCTCGGATGCGGCATGGGTGCCGCAACCAGACACTAAAGCAATACGCTTTACCGCCATCGGCGCGGGCGGTGGTGGTGGTGGTGTGGATGGTCAGGGGGCAGGCACCGCGGCGAATTCATCACACGGCGGCGGTGGCGGCTTTGCGATCAAAACAACGAGCCGAATCGAGGCCACCTACAACATAACGATAGGCGCTGGCGGCCCTGGCGGCGCGGCAGGAAACAATGCCGGATCTGCGGGGGGCAACACCTCCGTTTTGGGGGCGTTGATAAATGTGGTGGCGAACGGGGGCGGTGGAGGGCCGGGAAATACTGGCACTGCCGGCAGTGGATTGCCGGGGCAGGGCGCCCCCGGCAGCAGTTTGGGCGGCGACCTTAACGGCTCCGGCACACCGGGGGCATCCGGGCGGGTGATTAGTGCAGAGTTTGTCGCTACAGGGCTCAGCGGCCACTGCCCCGTGATCGGGGCCGGGTTGCCAACTTCGATTGAGGGGGCCGGGAACAACGCAACTCGCTACGGCGAGGGTGGCGGCGGCGTGGCCACTGACGATGTCGCTACAAATTACGCTGGAGGGGACGGCGGCGACGGCTTTGTGATTATTGAGGAGTTTTTCTAATGAGCGTTCGAGGCATGCAGATTGTTGATGGCCTGGTTGCCAATATCGCGGTATTTGACGTACTACCGGACGGCTGGGTGCTCGCTGAGCCTGGCGTGGGTATTGGCTGGCTGGATAATGGCGACGGCACCTATAGCGACCCGGCACCACCGCCCACCCTGGCCGAGAAAAAAACGGCGCTGGTGGCTGAGACTCGCGCCCTGGCAGAGCAGCACATCACTGCGGGCTACACCAGCGATGCGCTGGGCACGACGCACACCTACCCCAGCAACCGGGATTATCAGCTCAACATCATCGGTGCCGCACAAACCGGGCTGGACCGCACGTTTTTGTGCGCCGATAGCGGTGGCGTATGGTCGCGGCGGATGCACACCGCTGCCCAGCTACAGCAAGTTTGCGAGGACGGTGCGGCCAGAATGTCCGACATCTTTGACGCCATGGACGCGATCGTGGCCAGCATCGAGGCCGCTGCCGACCAGACCGAACTGGATGCCATCGACATCACCACCGGGTGGCCCGCATAACCATGTTCCACGCTGAGCCGCTGTGTAAAAACCCGCTCACCGGCCGCCGGGCCTGGCTGCTGCGGCACATACACCAGGGCACCTATGGCCACCCCTGGGACGTGAGCCTCGTCGTGATCCGGCGCCGGTATTTTGGCCGCACCGCCGTCATGCTGGGCGCCGAGAAAGTCAGCGACCTCGCCCTGGGCAAAGAACTCCGCGGCTGCCTGGCGCAGATGGGGTTCCACAACGCCGTGGCCATGCGCCATGGGCGCGAGAAGTCGTACAACGTTAAGGTTAGATCAAGAGGGTATGAGTGATGGCGACATTATTTGAGCGGATTGTAGGCATCGGCGGCAACAAAATCCCCATCCACGCGATCAGGGGAATGTCTGGTGAGATATCAAGAGGGCAACTAAGCCCCGGCGACGTGATTAGCACATTCGGTCTCGATGCAGCACAGCAAGCCGATCTCGGTACATTCCTGACAAAGCTCAGCTCTCACCCAGACAAGGCCGCGCTCAGTGTGATCATATTTGATTTTCTGGCGCTGGCCGAGCTGGGCATACTGCCAGACGTGTATCGCAGTGAGCAGGCGTTCTGGGATCGGATTGATGCAGAGTTAGCGCTGGCGGCTGGCTGATATGGCTGATGCGATTAAGCATACACAGGCAGCATTGAGCACATCACCTGGTAATCAAGACATAACGATTGCCGGGCTTGGTGCTGCTGGAACTATTAAGGCTGCCATGTTTATTGTGTCTGCTGCAGACACCCTCGGGGCAATCGCTGCAGATGTCAGAGCAACCATAGGTTTTACTGACGGCACAAACCATAGATCAATCGCTATCTATTGTTTGGATGGTCAGGCATCTACCAGCACGCACAGGAATGGAAGCGACGGTGCGCCTATATATGTCGATGGCGTAGGGTCTGCTGCGTTTGTTGAGTGGATCACGGACGGTGTTAGGCTGAGCCATTCTGGGTTCCCTGACGGCAACCTCGTCACGGTGCACTTCTTTACTGATGCGGATGTTACGGATGCAAAGGTCTTTCATCAGGACTTGGGCTCGACCACCTCACAGCAAGAATTTACCAGTATGGGTTTTGAGCTTGATGCGATGTTCCTCGCTCAGAACTATATCAGCAGCTTTGCAGGGTATGCCAACGCCCCCCTTGGGTTCGGCTGCGTCATCAATGACAACCCCACCACACCAACGCAGAAATCTATCGCATGGTGTGCCGATAGTGGATCGTCAAGTGGTGACCAAAACACCCGCGCCAGCGATTCAGAGGCGTTGATTGCGACACTGATCGGCTCAACCCGATGGCGGCTAACAATATCTGACATTGATAGCGCCGGGTTTAGTTTCACCAACAGTGGTTCAACCGGCACACAGATGATAGGGCTGGCCCTGAAGTTCGCGCCCGGTGTCGAGCTGGCACTGGTTGACTCGCAAATCCCCACGACAGGTGACTACTCACAAGCCGGTGTAGGTTTTGAGCCTGAGTTCGGGGTGATGGCTCATATTGTTGGCCCGTCTGCATATAACACCCTGGACACAGGGGGGAACGGCGCATCCTTCTCAATCACGTCCTTTGACGATGCGGCAGTCTACAGCAACAGCTTTAGCGATCATGACGGGGCCGCCACTACGGTTTGTAAATCCCTGACGGCTGGCCAGTTTCGACTGCTGGAGAACGATGGCACCGACGCGGTTGTGGCGTCGGGACACTCATTCGATGCAGACGGGTGGGATTTTCCATTAACGACCAACCCATCTAATCCGATACTCGGCTGGGCTTTTGCCTACTCCTCCGGGGGAGCTCCTGCCACCGGCCCGGATTTACTACTCGGAGCAGCGGGCGTATGAGCACGATCTATCGCGGCCAGTTTTCAACCCTGTGGATCACACTGCAATCCAATGAGCAGCTGGGCATCCTCGACAGCGGCTACCTCGAGGATTTTTACGGCAATGACGGCCAGGTGACGCTGCACCACGTCGACACCGGCACAGACTACCCGGTGCTGATGACCGAAGTGGTCGCGGCTACACCTGAGATCCCCCACGACGTTTTTCGCGGCCAGGTGGACATGGACTCACTGCCAGACGGCGACTACCAGTTGCGCGGCCGCTGCTGCGACATCGTCGGCAACTACTCGATTTTGAGCAGCGTCGAGACCCCGGCGGGTGATGAGCAGGTTTTGCAGATTGGCCTGGAAATACGCGCTGGTCAGGGCCTTAAATATCAGATCGACACGGGTGCGGGGCTGGCCAGGGCCGGTTTTTCTGCCGGGCAGATGGCCGCGAGAAATGTGCAGCCCGCAAAAATTGCCAGGCCGCTATTCAATCCAACGCTATCCGCTGCAGTGAGGTGATTATGGACCATGTGTTTGCCGGTGATTACGGCTTTAGTATCGATTTTGCCAGCGAGGTGGATTTGTCCTCAATGACCCATGTGCGCATGGTGATTCGTCAGCCTGGCGGCACGCTGGTGCGCTATGACTTTCCGCCCGAAGAGTTTGCCGGTGTGGTACCGGGCGGGACGCTGAGCTACCTGGTGCGCGCAGGCGACCTGCCTAGGCACGGCACGTATGTTTTTCAGGTGGGTGCAAAAGACCAGATCAGCGACCTGGCGTTTTCGCAATGGGAGCTGGAGGCGAAACAGCGCAACGCACCAGACTTTTGGGCATGAGCATGGATCAGTCGAGGTGCCTGTACTGCCCAAAAACGTTTTCATTTAACCCGGACAGGGGGCGGCCACTGCAGCCAGTGTGCCCCAGCTGTTCGGCCAACATTCGGCGTAAGCTGATAGCAAAGGAGCAACAGAAAGATGGCCAGATTTGCGAGCATCAACCAGGTGCCAGAGCGCCTGCGAAAACTACGGCACAGCCGCTTGTCGCTGGGCCAAATTGAGACGATTCTGGCCGCAGCAGAGGCCAGTAAAAAACCGTTTGCCGTTGCCCTGGGTGAAGCGCAGGCGCAGTTTATGGCCGGGCATGTTGAGCGCGATGGACAGTGGATTAAAAAACAGCGGGGTGACCAATAATGACTATTCTGGTTAACGGCGCCGGTGGCGCACAAGCGGACCCGTTGCTGGCCGGGCTTGGGGTGCAGCTGATTGCTGCGTGTACCTCTTTCGATGCAACGGAGGTGCTGGACGCATTTATCGACGCGGCAGCTGGGTTCCCCGGCACGACATCG